ATGGTGTGTCGGTGAAAGAGTTTACCGAGAACGGTAGACGTTATGTCAAGGTTAATGAGTCGGTTTGTGAGGTTGATGATACTATTGATAGGGGGTGTCTGTTGTTTAATTTGTTGTATTGTACGCCGTATTATTTCATGGCGTGTCACATGTGATTGCAAATAATAAACCCGCTAACTTTTATGGTTAGCGGGTTTATTTTTATAAGTCCATGATATTGAACGTGAAGTAGGTGTTTAGTATTTTGTTGGGGCCGCCTGTTGCGCTACCGGGGAATACGTCTACAACGCGGAGTACGTGGCCATCGAATTTGACTCGAACGGGGGTTGCGTCATCGAACCATGCTAGCATGAGTTTCCAGATTCCGAGGGTGCTAGCGCCGTTGATTTGATAGATGGGGTCTGTTGACCATTTGAGTAGGTGTGCTCTAGCGTTGAGTGTCACGGTGGTGCCGTTGATGTACACGTTGCACTCGGATACGTTGGTGTCGGTCATGCTGGAGTCTTTGTTGATGCTTTCCCAGCGTTCTACTCGGGGTTGTGCTGTGAGGTGGTGTTTTAGGATGTTGGCGATGTAGTGGCCGTATCGTGCCGCGCCGTTGGTGTTTGGGTGAATATCGGTCATTTCGGTGTCGCGGTATAGGCCCCATGAGGGTGCGTCCTGTACAGTCCATGTGTCGGTGTAGTTTCCGGCGTTTAGCATGGTGCTGTAGTTGTGGCTTTTGCCGGTGGGGTATGTGCTATCCCATAGCATGGGGATGAAGCAAATTTCGCTGTCGGGGAACAGTTTTTTTGCTTTGGTGAGAGTGTCGGCAACTTCATTGTAGGTGAGGCTGTCGGGGTCGTTGCGTCCGCCGCCGATTACCACGTATTTCACGCTGGTTTTGTCGGTGATTCGTGCGGCGGCTTTGTCCAGTTGTTTGCTGAACGTGTTGTCTCCTGTGGTGTTGCCGTTGTGAAAACCGACGCCCCCGACTGCGAAATTGTGGCATGTCAAACCGAGCAGTTGGCTAGCGACTGCTATCATGCTGTCAGTTGCGGGGGTGGTGGTGCGGAAGCCCTCGAAGTAGCTGTCGCCTATTGCTACTAGTTCGGTCTGTACTGGTGATTTGTCTTGTTTGTTGTTGATTGTGTTTTTCAGCGTGGTGGCTTTGTCAACTGTTTCCGCGCCCAGTGCGGTGAGCGCGTCGGTGTTGTTTGATGCGTTTAGGTGTGCTACATCTATGGTTGTTTTCAGCGTGGTGGCTTTGTCAACTGTTTCCGCGCCCAACGCTGTGAGAGCGTTGGTGTTGTTTTGCGTGTCCGTATGGTTTTGCTCGATTGCGTTGATGTGTTCACCCGCGCTGGTGTCATCAGTAATGCCCATGTAGGTGAGTAGGTGGTGTGCGTTCGAGCCGTTTGCGATATCGGTTGCTAGCGTGGCCGCTTTTTCGGGGGTGTCTGCACCGAGAGCGGTGAGGTTAGCGTTTGCCTTGTTAATGCCGGTAGAGATGTTCAGCATGTTTTCGTCGATGCTTCGCATTGCGGAATTGTAGCCGTCTCGAAAATCGGCGGGTGTGTTGTCCTTGTATAGCGGCAAATTAAAGTTGTTGGTGTGGTCGTAGCTGTTTACCATGATATTTTTTCCTTGTTCATTTGAGATTCTTGATAATGTTTAACTGTACATCCAGCTGGTGTAGTTTGAGATCGATAAGGTTCATGGCCCGATTGTATCCGTCTCGCATGTCGTTGGGTGTTGCGTCGGTGTACAGGGGTAGATTGTAGTATGGCGTGTATTTGTATTCATCCATTTTTATTCTCCCATTGGTGTTACGCGGGGTTCGTTGTGACCGAAAATCGTTTTGTTGCCGATAACGGCGGTTTCTAGGGTGGTGTGTTGTGCCGCTTCGGCCGCGCTGATTGTTGCCAACTCGCTGGTACGTGCGCCGAACACTGCTAGTTCGCGGTACATGTTGCGCATTGCCTCGTTGCTGGTGACGTTTTTACCCTGTGTCGGGTCGTATACCGGTAGTGTTTCTACGATTTTATCGAGTTGTACGATTACGTTGTCCAGACTTGCGCCTAGTTTTTTGGTCAAGTCGTATAGGGTGTCTATGTCGTTGTCGTATTTGCCCTCGTTATCGTTGATGTATTTGATCGTGTCGGACAAATAGTGCATGATTTTGTCATACTCTAAGCATAGCCACTTGTATCTTTCCTCTTGTGAATAAACGTCCCAGTAGATTTTCGGAATTACCGGTGTGTATTCCGTTATCCACGGAAATTGATGGATGTCGATATCGCATGACATGATATATTCCTTTCTTTTTTAATAAATGTTCAAACTCACGGAATAGAAGCACGAAAACAGCGAGTCCATGTCGTTGATAATCATTAAATCAACGTCGTTGTAGTCCTTTATTTTTGCCATTTTATCCAGAAAATCACCTTGTACAAAAGTCTCGAACTGGTTATCCGTGGCGTTTGAGGCATAGTCCTGATTCTGTGGTGCTATCTGAGTCGCCGGAAAATCGCTAAACACGTTGCGGTTTTTGCCGTATGTGTCGCTGACCTGTAGGACGCTTACCCCGGTTTCGAGGGCTTGATATGCCATTTTGTATTTTGGCATTATCTCGTTGAATTTGCGCAATACCTCACGTTTCCAACTGCCGGGCGGCAACACGCCGATTTCCCTGTCCCAGTAATGGTTATTGAATTTTTCGCATACGCGCGTGTATTGTTCGTCGTTGTATGCGTCCCAGTGCCATGTGGGGTCTGTCCAGTCCACCCATTTGTCGGTGATGAGTTCACCGAGGGTGACTGTCACGACGGCGTGGAAATCACGTGGCGCGTCGCTCATATCATAGGGCGGTATCATCTGTATCATCTCCATTGTCCAGTTCGAATAGTTTTTGCAGATTATGGGTGATATTATAGTTGGCCGTTTCATTATCGCTACGCCATACCACGTCCAATGGTTTTTTGGCAAAATCGGTGAAATGCGTGTTAAGGTACTCGCACATTTTGCGGCGTTCGGTGAGCCCGTCCAATGCTATGAGATTGGTCGGGTCCTGTTGCGAGTTGACCTCATCCTCGATTTGGCGTTCCGCTTTGAACGGTAGGTTTCCGATGCCCAGAGCGCCGTATATCTGAGTCCAGATGTTCAAATAATTTGCCCATAGTTCGGTGCCGATAAACGGCACGTCGGTTGTCAGCGCCTGAACGTGCATGTCCTGTATGCCGTCTGTCGCCAAAACGATGAGTTCGCCGCCGCCGACCTGTTTTGCGAGGTTGGTCATGTCCAAACGTTTTTCCTGCACACCACTGATTATCATCGGCGTTTTCTGATGCACGCGGTTCTGTTGCATGGTTCTGATAATGTCAACAAGTTCACGACACCATAAGTCCACACGATCATTAAGGGGTGCGCGTAGATGATTGTCCCAGCAGAAGTAACCGTTGGCCTTGTTGACGTTGAAACTGTAACCGTTAAGACCCAACGCACGCCATTTTCTCGGGTTTCCGTACATGTCAGGTGCCGACTCCCACCCGCCCATTGTGAGCGAGAGCCACTGATTGGCGTGCGCGCCGCTACGCGGCCGTGCGATTGTCGCAATGCCCTGCGTATATAGGGTCAGTTCGAGAAACCGTTCGTCGCATGTCTGGGGCAGATTAACCCAGTGATACCGTGTCAGCGCCATATTCAAGACTTGGTTTTTGAACATGGTGAACAAACGCGTGTTATAGCCTGCGGTCTGCCAATATCGGTCACTATTCCATTTGAGACCGTTGCGTTTTTGACCCATTATCGTACCTCGCTTTTAGTCGTTGTTGTATATGCTACTGCCTATTGTATCGGGGTCGCGCCATACGGTGACACCGGTCTCGAACATGTCCCGAATGATATTGACCGCGCGTGTCGGTGCGCTGATGGCATAGATAAGCGCGTCACCGCGCCAATAGGTGAACTTGCTTTTAATCAGCAGAGTCGGTGTTTCCACGTTTTGGCGCAACGTGTAGCCATACTGTAGAAAAGCGTCGCCGCAACGTCTGATTACATCCGGCGATTGCGTCATGACTCGTACCTGTAGACCTCGGACACCCCAGATATCGGGTAGGGCGTCGCCCTGTGACGCCGCGATAGTCACCGGCGCGGCGCGGCGCAAGTCCCTGAGTTTGGCCGCGTACACGTCTTGAGCCTGTTCAAGCGCGGTTTGAGCGCCGAAAATTCCGGCGTCGCGTTGCCGCTGGTTGTTGGCCACTGCGGTGTCGCGGCTACGTGCCGCGTTTGCGTTGCCGGTGTTGACGTTGTTGGCCGTCACGCCGGTGGCGAGTTTGTTGTTTGCATTGGTAAGAGCCGTGTTAAGCGTATTCAAGCGGTTTGTAACGTCGGTTGCCAAGGTCATAGCGCGTGTTGTCAAGGTGCGGTTCGTGGTTATCGCGTTGTTGGCCTTGCTTTCCATGGCTTGCAGATTGGCGTTATAGACTGCCTCTTTATTGGAAAGCGTCACCGACGTGTTGTAACCGCTGAGTCCCACCGACATGCCCGCGCCCGCGACTGCCGCGCCCGCCGCCAAGCTACCGCCCGCTGTAGCCGGTGCGGCGGCTAGGGAGATTGCCGCGCCCGCAATGGTGTTAACCGCTGATGATACGTTTGAGAGCACCGCTGAGTCCACGTTGGCTTCATATGCGGCGGTAGTCACCAATTTGTCAACGGATTTGTCAGCGCCGAGCTTAAAGTTTGATGTCACAACGTCCGCGTCTAGCTTGTTGTTATTGAGACCCGTTATGTCTGTGTTAGCGGTATTGGATAGGTTTGTATTGCTTGTGGCGGTGTCGGTTTGCAGTTTGGTGTTGGCTACCGAGTTTGCCGTACTGGCTTGTGTGTTGGCTAGGTTGGTTTCGGCGTTTGCGTTTGCGTTTACGTTGCCCGTGTTGGTACCGCGCACGCTGGTGTGGTATGCGTTCAATGCGTTTTCGCGTGCCTGTACTCGGGCGCTACTGTCGTTGTCGTTGATGTATTTTACCGCGCTGTCTATCATCAGCGTGTACAACGGTATATCATGAGTGGATAACGCGTGATAGGCGCTGTCGGGCATGTCGGTGGTGTGGGGCGTGTTGGTGAGGTCGGCCCATGTGTACTCTGTTTTGCCGTTGCCCGATACGCCTGTCAAAAACGTTTGCGCGGACAAATACGGGTATGCGAGAGATACGCGGCGCATTACAGCTAGATTACTGGTGGTGTCTTCTACACGTATGATCGATTCGTTGTTGTTTTCGTCGGTGATGGACAACCACGCATAGGGTGCCGTGTACAGTTTCGCCAAACCGGCATACTCGGACGGGTAGCCGAACGCGCTCGGTTGCAAGTCGATGTCTGCCAACAAACCCGTTGCGGCGGGGTTGATGCGGTACACGTCGAAACCGAGTAGTTTCGTGCCGCTGGTCGGGTTAATCATGTTGCGCGGCACGACGTAGCACGCCTCGATAAGGTTGTACGCCTGAGGTAGCCGTGTCGTGAGTTGGCCAAAAAAGTCGTGCGCGTATGCGTCGGCTGTTTTGAGGCCGATAATCGTATATCCGTTGGGTCGAATGGTATCGGCGGATATGCCGGTGGCGTTAGGCGCTGACACGTCATTGAGATTAGGCACGCCGCCCCATGCATACCCGGTGACTTGGTACTGGCGTCCCCAGTAGTCGCCGGTATCCGCGTAGACGGGTGGCGTGTCGGGCAACGTGCCACCAACCGGCGCAAGCTTGGTGAATTGTGTGTAGGTGCACTTGACCGCCAACAACAGCCACATTTCTCCAGTCGCAAGTGGGATGAACCTGTTGGATGCGGTCATCACGGGTGCGGCGGGCGCGTCCGGCTCGGGCGCGGTGAGACCCCGGTTGTTGTGGATAGGGTCCATGAGGTACGTTTCAACCGTCTCATACGCTTGCGCGACGTGGCCTTGTTCAACCATGATACGCGGGATATCCACGTTGTTGATGTATGTAGTCCAGCAGTCTGGTTCAAGCACGCATTCGGTGACCGTCGCGTTGATTCGCCGCGTGTCAACTACAAAATAGTATAGACGGGACACGTGACGGGTAGAGTAGTCCAGTTGCTCACCGTCGCCCGGCATGTCGGGTATAGAAACGACCAGATAGTTGGCATACTGCAACGCTTGATAGGGTATCGGCAAACGCACGCTTTCTCCGGGTATGACGTTAAGGCCGCTGTCTAGCTCGTAAGTGTCGGTGGTCAGCCGGTCGAACCATGCGTCACGCGTCGTATCATTATCCCATTTGACGCGGTTGGTGTCGCCCGCCGTCCAACGGACGGTGCATGGTTTGAGCGTGGTTTTCGCTGTCCAGCGCGTGTAGTCGAAATTGTTTGTGTATTGCGTGTACACGCGCTCGTTGTCGCCGGGGAAACCGGTGGTGTCGTTGGGTAGGTGCGGGAATTTTCGTGTCATGGTTATTTTGCTTTCGTGAAATATTATTAGGGCCGGATACAACGAACATTGTATCCGGCCCTAATAGGTGTATGCAATTTTTTACTTGACGGTGATATCAAGTGTATCGGTGTATGCGTCGGTGTCGCCGCTCGGGTTGGTGTATGCGGCGGTTGCCTTGATGTGGATAACGTCGCCCTTGGTCAGTCCGGTACGCTGGACATGAAGCACGCCGTAGTTGTCCACGCGCGTACGGGAGTTCAGCGCCCTAGGCACTGCGGCGGCACTATCCAATGCCGGTTTTTCGGCCGACAATTCGAACGTCGCCGCGTCGGGCCGGACGGCCAAACCGCCGGTGATGGTGCCCTGAAGGTCCACCATGAGACGCAACGTGTCGCCGGGCGCAACCGAGGTCGCGCCGTTTTCGGCGGTGAGGTTAAGGCCCGTCACCGTCTGAGTAATGGTCGGCACGGGCGTGGCGTCACCCGTGGTGAACAGCACCGCCGGTACTGCGGGCGTGACCGAGTATACGCCCCAGTGATTGAGATAGTAGGTGGTGCCCAGAGTCTGCGGGTTATAGAAACTGGTGGTGTTGTAGAGCGTGTCGTTGCAGACGAAAAAGTCGCGCGTGGTCAGCAACGCGATAGCGCCCGCAACCGGAAATTCATCGACAACGACGGTGCGCATCTGAATCTCAGCGCGGTCGATATTGAACGCGGCGGCGAGGGCGTCAACGTCAATGGATGCGAGGGCGTCCGGCGTGACCATGAGCACCAGTTCGTCGGTTGCCGCGAACACCGGCACGGGCACGTTGTTGTATACGGTGCTCGGGAAACGCAACTTACCCGCAACCGCTCGAATCTGCTTCAGCAGAGCGCGTGCGGTGGTTTCGTCGATCGGCTCGGAAACCTTGATTTTGTGGAAACCATAGTTTTTCTCATAGTATGCGAGCAGATTGAGCATGATACGATATTCATCGTATTCATCAGAGTTGCGCGGCACGTCCATGATACGCGCGACAAGATTGTTCAACCCGTACTCGTCTGTGACGGCGGCACGCAATTCGTCCGCGTTAACGGTGATGGGGTACTGATCGCGGCGGTTCTGCGAGTGGTACACCGTCACCGCGTCGGGTCGATGCATTTTCAGCAGAGTCTCCACGTCATCTTCATAGGCGTGCGCCTTAATCCACTTCGGAACGATTTCCTGCACGGTCGAACCATAGTTAAGCTTCGCGCCCTTGAACGGTGCGAGTGGGTTGTCGAACTGCTGACCCCGAACGTAGGTCATGCCGATACGATTAACAAGGACATCGACAAACTGATTGTAATATTGCTGGTTCATGGGCGCGAACAATGCGTCCATAGTCGCGGCGATACCGTTGACGGTGGGGTCGGGGATGCGCTGCTGAAAATCGTTGGTGCCCGAGAGCCACGCTTTAGCCATGATGGTGCTGTTGTTGACTGCCATAATGTCTCCTTATTGATTAGTCGATAGTGAGGTCAAGGTCTTCAATCGGCGTATCGAGGTCGATATCATCAGTATCGTTCGAGTTGTCGTTGGGCTCGGTTCCGTTGTCAGTATCCACGTCGTCCGAAGCGTCCATAAAAGCGTTAACCGCCTCGATAAACGCGGTCAGCTTGGTATCGTATGCGTCCAACTTGGTCAGCACGTCATCGATTCGACGCGCCAAGCCGTCGTAGTCATCGGTGCGCTGTTCGGTCTGTTCAGCGCCGGTTTCAACGTCGTTTTTTTCGGTGTCATCTGCCATTTTTAATCTCCTAAAATAATCGGGGCTGACAAACAATCATTTGTCAGCCCCGATTATAGCATTATGAGAGCGATTTATACCCGACGCCTAGGAATAGACTACATTCGACACCGCGCGGCACGCTCCCGTGTCAGTCCCCGCGCAAGGGTGCATTACGCCGTGGTATAACGCCGCTCATTAGCCGCGTGTAATCGTATCACCTGTAGCCGCAATACCGCAACATGTCCCGAAAATCGCCGCATGTTTTCAGGCTGTCGAAACGAACGTACCGTAGCCGGTATGCGTCAAAAAGAGTCTGACATAATGGCGAGGTGCGTTTGAGCATAATATAGTTCGGTTGATCGTTCAATGTCAGCGTATATGTGTCGCGCATGTCGCGCGGCGGTTTGCGATTGACGTAGTAATAACCGTCTCGCATGTCCAGCCATATCGCAAACGGGATATTGTCGTACATCAGCGTGTACAAATGTTCGGCGTTACTGGTTTTATCAGCAACCATTTCCATATCCGCATCGGTGTTAAAATCGTTGTCCAAAGCGATTTTCTCCAAACGTCCGCTAGCCATTCTGCCCGCCAAGGTCTGCTTTTTTTCGCGTGCGTATTCCGCGTTTTCAAGGTTATGCAGTAAAAACGTCTTGTCCAGATACCATGAGTAACCTTGCTTGGGGTTTCCGGTGATGCCCGCGTGCTCAAAATAAGGGTTCAGAATATCGCAGGCGTTGCCCAGCAAATAGAGTCGTGGTTCGTTGCTGGTGTCGGCACGCTCACGGGTCACGGTATCAACGATATTCGTCAGGATGTCCCACTCGTTTTTCAAGTACCGGTGGTTTTTGTCATCCTTTTCAAGCACGGCTTCGTCCATGAAAATACGCTTGACGCGGTTGAATGTGAGCTTTTTAATCAACTGAAATTGAGTCATTGCGACAAAATACCCCAGCAATTCCCATTGCGGCTTACCGCCCTCATTGGGACGCGGCGCAATGTACGCCTGATTTTTCTCGCACTTGAAAACATACCCGGGATATTCGCGTTGCAGCCGGTCAAAATAGTTTTCGGTCAAGGGTGCTAATTCCTGTGCATGGCGCGTGATTTCCACAAAACGCCGCTTGTTTTTAATCCAATCACTGACACACTGTTTGCGTAGCCCGTAGGTTTTTCCGTATCCGCGTGCGGTGATTACCATTGTCACCGGTGCATCATACGATAATGTTTTCTGCCAACTGTAATATTTATTGTTCATCAGTGTTGTCCGTTTCCATAAGCGGCGTCATTTCACCGTTGTCATCCATTGCCAAAATTCTACCCACACCGTCAACATATTCAAGCCACCGTTCACGGATATCGACATGTTGCGTGCGACGCAACCATTGCAGATTTTCCACGCTCGCACGTTTGGTCGTTTCGCCCAGCCAACGGCCCGTCGGGTACAGTGCAATGGACTGCGGCACATCGACGTGAGACGTGTTGTCGAGATAATCGGTCACGTCGCCTATGTATCGGTCTACGACTTCGGGGCGGCGCTTTTGCAGACTATGGCTAATGCTGTTGGCCACAAAAACGTTATACCCCAGCACGTTCGGCGCGATTTCCTCGAACGTGTACCCCGCTTTTGCGAGATCGTTGCAGAGCGTCTCGATGTGATAGGCGTCTCGGGGCCGCGACAAACCCGCGCACGTGATATGGTAATGCCCGCCCGATTCGCTGATTCGGGCCTTGTTCCACGCCTCAAAATGGTTGGCCCAGCGCGTGCCCTCACTCGCCGTCTCGATGTCAAAATGCCCGATTGATTCGAGCGGCGACGCCAAAGCCGGAAAATTGGCGCGGTTACGACGTTGCACGACATTGATAGCCATATCGCTGGCGTCCGCCAATGGCTTCAGCGCTTGCGACAAATCGGCGTCGGACACGTTTTCGGCTACGCTGGCCTTGATGCTGTCGGTGTCACCGCCTGTCGGGTGTATGGCGTCGCCCAACGTCTCATGCAACAGTTCGAGTGCGATAATGAGGTGCATGCGACTACCCGCGACTATCCTCATGCCGTATGTGTACAGCACTCTGATTTTATCGGGTATCATCTCGCTATAGGTATCCTGATTGACTATCGTACCATTATCGATTTTGATATCGCCGTTCAATACGGCAAATGAGGGTTTCATTACGTCCATTGCCTGAGTACCATAAATGCCGTTGAACATGCCTTTAACCGTGGAATTATAATACGATTGCAGAAACTGCGTATTAGCGGTACCGTTCAAAAGCTCGTTCTTAATGCCCTCGGGTATGCTGTTAGGCACTTTCTCCGGGTATTTTTCGCCCTCTTTATAGACCTTTAATACATGTTTCATATCCTGTTTGCGCTCGAAAAGCACGTTGGATTGCAAGGTCACGTAGTCGGGCGGTATCGCGAATTTGCGCGTGGCCTCTCCCAGAATGACGTTAAAATCATCAAAATCGTACACTTGACTGATGCACCACAGTTCAACTTCGTTGACGTGCAACACCGCTTTTTCGGCGCTCATGAGTTTTCCGAACGCGAAAACCGGTTTTAAAGCCCGGTCATACCAACCGGATAATTTAATGTTTTCCTCAGCTTTTTTCATCAGCTCATTATCCTGTAAATCGGTTTTAGTTGCGGTTTGCGTGAACTTGCCCTCGGGGATAATGCCTATACCCGCCTCGGAAAATATAGTGTCTTTTTTCACGCGCAAATTGACAAACTCGCACCTGACATGCACTGCGTTACCAAATGGTTTGTAATAGTATTTCAACACGTCTGCTACCGGCGTAGCCATGATATTAAAACATATATCCCTGAGTATTTTCGTATGACGCGGCGCAAAATGCACCGGTATCATACGCCCGTTGATAAACGTATGGTGCATGGACGTAACATCAAGCGAAACGACGTTATGCCATACGCGATTAGCGTAATTAGCGGCGGTGAAAGTCAGACCGCCTCGAAAACACGCCTTACGCAAAGCGTATTGCTGGAACGTTTTCGCAAATTCCTGTCGGCACGTCATCTCGAAAGCGCTAATGAGGTTGTTACGGTGTCCGTTGGCCTTTTTGTACCGTAGCGTACCTATTTCGTGATAGGCCATTTGCCTGACTAGCGACGTTTTGGTCAGCACGCGGCAACCCAGCATATCGGCGGTAAGCCACTCATTAGATTTCAAAAGGTATGCAAGATACGCCGGAATCACCTGAGTATCACGCCCCGCGTAAAAAAGCTCGGTATCGGTCAAGGGCGTTTCGGGCGTCCTGACTAGCGAGTATTCCCAATCCCCCACGGCCTTAGGCAAACCGCATGTTTCGCCCATTGCACGCAAACCGCCCATTTCGAGATAAAACGTGTCCCAGAATCTGAGGGCCACCTTACCTTTATCATCCAATAGGTCTACAGTGTATGCGCTGGTGCTGGTTTGCGCGTTAACCGCCATTTTATACGACCGACTCAAAAGATACATGAGCGGTTGCAAGTCAAACATGAGATTATACGCGGCAATAACCGGCACGATATCGTTACTCCTACCCCAGTTCATCAATTCCGCGACATAATCAAGCATATCGCTGACATGTCGGTAATACCGTATATCATCCATATCACGCGCGGTGTCGTATTGCGTCAAATCAACAAACCGAATATCATTAACAATAAACAGTATCGGGTAAGCCCGCGTGTTCTCTCCGGTTCCTATATTCGTTGTTTCGGTATCATACACCGCGCACACCCGGTACTGTCTCCCCTTTTTACCGTTTCTCACCATTTTTATCGCCATTCATTAACGTAATCCAGATACTCCGGTGAGGTTTGGATATCCTCAATCAAACCTTGCGCGAACGCAATGTTTTCGGCCGTGTCACCGATAGGCTCATACAAACCCTTCGCCATGTCGAGAGCCGCCTTGTTGCGTTTCATCACCATGTCGAACGCCTCTCCCAGACTGCTAGCCCCAAGCTCCGCCATGATAAGCTTGTTACGTTGGCTAGCGGGCGCGCCTTGCCATATGCGTTGCGTGGCCGTGTAAAAAATCTTGACTTTCTGCGAGCCGTACTTTCCGAGCGCGCTTTTACGACCACGTCCGGCCAAACCGATCTGTTGCTGAAAAACGTAGTTCGCGCGGGCCGCGCCGGACTTACCTTTCTGAGTCTGCGTCTTCAACGCGGCCACGCTTTTGTCGATGCTACGGCCACTACCGCGATATGTTCCGGCTATCGCCTCATTGAGATTCCTGATGTACCTTCGCAACACGCGGCGTTCTGTGGCGCTTTTGGACTGGTTGACCTGTTTTTCCAGACTCTTGACGTACCGTTTCGCACGACGGCGTGCGTTATACACTTCATCTGACTGTCTGCGTTGTCGTTTCGCCACAATTCCACCACCTGTCTGACTGCCACCGAAAAAAATAAGGGCCGCGCCCATACATGACCTAGGCGCGGCCCCATACACTATACTACAATCTAGGCTTCAAGCAGTTGGAACAGCTTGTAGGAACGGTCGCCCGAGAGAGGCGTTTCCTTGATTTGCACCTTGACGTAGCCATTAGTGGTGTTGGCCTTGAAGTCACCCGAGACCATATCAACAATTTCGTTAATGGTCTTTCCGAGGCCGTTGGACTGAGTGAAATACACTTGTCCATCCGCAGTGAAAATATAGGTGTTCTGACACGGATTTCCCGAACGAGTGCGCACGCCAATCTGAGTCATAATATCAACGATATCGATAGGCGTATCACCCAAGTTCTTCAACGACGTGGCACTGTTACGCGCGTTGAACATACGCACGCGGTTGGCCGGAATTTGCGGGTCGAACGTGACATACTTCTTAGGTTTGAAACCATTTCCGGTGACACTCGGTGCAGTGGCGCTCTCGGTCGGTTCAACGGCTTCAATAATGACGTTTTCATTGTTCTTGTCAGCCATGATATTTATCTCCTTTATTAGTTAAACCGTTTGTATTCGGTTGCTATTTCCAAAAAATCAAAAACACTGCACTCATACATTACCGTGCGAGTCGTGTAACCCATAATCAAAAAGTTGTTGCCAAGGATATCGCTATCCTCACCGCTAAGCGTGGCATCACCCTCGGTGCGATACCGTACCGTGGACTTGACTATCTGCCTTACAGTCGCGTCGGTGACTTTTCCGAACACCTGTAGGATAAAATCACCGTGCGGTGTGGACACTTTCACGTCGTTGGTAATCACTGTTTTTCGTAGGACATCCAAGATACCTCAATTCTCTAGAAAAATTTTTTCGGACACAAACAATATAAGGCATGCCGCAAAATTTTGCAATTGCGACACGCCTTATAGCGATAAAAAATTTTTGTCAACCTAACAAAATCTGGTTAACACGCGCCTGAACAGCGTCATAATTCGCACCGAGCCTAGCCCGACGTTCATCACCGACGCCATAATCACCACGAATGACCGCACGCGCCAAAGCGTCGATATCAACAACGGGCGCACTAGGCGCGGCGGGCGCACTAGGCTGAGACACGGTAGTACCACGCGCGATAGCGTCCAACCGCGCAAGATCGTAAGTGCCCGGACACTCGGTAGCAGAAAAATCACGGTGACGGTACAACGGCAAGTCACCATACACGCTACGGATATTGGCAATCAACTCACCAATAGTTTGATAATCACCGTCACTCTGCCTCGGGTTACACTCAATGCTAATGCCCCGGTCATTACCCATACTGTTGACGTTGATACCGTCACCACTAGCCCAACTACGATTATCCGGGTCAACCAGACACGCCACACGGCCGGCCTCAGCAACATAGTTAGCGCTAGCACCACGACTCGGACTACACAACGTGCTAATCACACCCTCAAACGTCGGGTGCTCATCTGGATCACCCCACCAATGAATAACGATACACGCAATGCCATACGGACGCCCAACGGTGAAGTTGGGCGAATCGTACTGGGTGATAAAATCGAAACTCATTTTGCTTCCTTTCCGTTTTTAAAAATTTCCAGAATCCTAGAGTCGGCTAGCTCGGGGTTAATTTCCACACAATTCTCAAGAATGGACGTAATCTCGATAAGCGAGATAGCAACCACCACGGGAACAAACAACGGCGGAGTAAACCCGAGATTGATTCTACCACTCTCAAATTCCACAAACCACGCAACAAAAATCACGACAACATACGAAAACTTGTGAGCAAGACCCTCACGCATCTTCGCACTATTCATACATTGCCCAATAATTGCCTTAACAACGCCCGTCACGTAATCCGTAATCATCAACACACCGGCACAAACGCACCCGCAAACAATAGTGTCATTCATAAAATATCCTTATAATAGTAGTAAGGTCATACACCTTATTAGTGCATGACCCTACTATATCACTCGGAAACTGTTTTACCGAGCCTGTATCGTTCGATATCATCCCGGTACCTCAGATTAACAAAATCATAGATACCATCATCAACCACAACATCCTTATTATGCCTACCCCCGAGTTTCCGTTTCCTCGAATCAACCTTAACACCTGTAATAGCTTGCTTAGCGTTCACCCGCGAACTAATCAACGACATCTCAATACCTTTCTAAAACACAAACTCAATATCTTCTTGCATTTTGTTATAAAACAGATATTTTTCAACGACTACATCCATACTCACATGCCTCATAACTTCTGTTTTTGTTGCACGACCAATTAAACTTTCCGCATCACAAACATTGTTAGCATATAACCAATCCACCATACGTTTTTTAGCCTGTTTAGACGTGAGACGCGCAATTCCATCAATCTTATATTTTTTGATACATACATCACCAAAGTCATCATAATAATAACGTGTCATCTTTCATCATTCCTTTCAGTCATCACACCTGTAGTTGGCGTAGAACAAATCCGCCCGCACTTTTTGAGGCACATCATCCCAGTTCTCATATCCTAGAGCATTCATATCGGACACTATATTACTCACGTGGTACGCGCGCGCATCAAACCCCATCCAGTACATGTCCAGCAGAATTG